GCGTTACCGATAGGTTGGTTGCTCCGCCCAACCTGGCCGACTCCGACCTGCGCTGCGCCGACGGTGGTCGGCGCGGGTACGGGCCGAGTCCCCGCGGCGCCGCCGCCGATGCTGGCGAGGCTGCCCCGGTCGTTCGTGCGCAGCCCATCGTTCGCCTGGGGCGTGTACGCCAGCGCCGTCTGCACTCCCACGGGCCAGTCCTCGGCCGTGATGGAGAACGTGCCGTCCTCCGCCTCGGCTACCGAGGTCACCCGCACCGGCGTGTTGACGAAGCCGATGCCCGGCTCGGTCAGCGTGAGCAGGTCGCACGGCTCGATCAGCACGCCCGAAGCCCACGAGACCCGGAACGTGTACGTGTTCCGGTTCTTGATCGAGCGGTTGCCGAGGATGCGCGAGAGCATCGTGGCGGCTTTGCCGTTGGGCAGGATGATCGGGTAGCTGGTGACGCCGGCACGCGCGACGCCGCCGCGCACCTCGACGTCGTCGAGGACCTGGTCCTCCACCGTCGCGCGCGCGTAGCGGGAGCTGCGGTCGGTGAACTCAATCGGCCAGGCGTTGTAGCAGTCGCTGTCATCGCGCCGCTGGACCTGCACGGGGTTGACCGTGTCGAGGAAGTCAGCCGCGCCGAACGAGGCCACCGCGGCGCTAGGCGCGGTGTAGTTCGTCGCGCCGAAGACCGGCGAGCTGCTCGACGTGTCGCCCAGCGGGACGCAGTGGAGCGAACCCTGGCTCCACACGGCCTCGCAGTTCGTGGCCGCGAGGAGCGCTGCGATGATGGCTGCCGCCGTCTGCTGGCTGTCGATGACCATGCTGACCCTCAACCCGAACGCGTCGCAATAGACTCGATACCCGCTGACGCCGCTGCCGGTGATCGAGGAGTCCACCCGCGAGCTGACCCAGCCGGCCCCGCGGCGCGTGTGCGTCAGCAGGTCGTTCAGGATGTCCGCTGGCGAGACGTCCGGGCCCGCGCCGCCGAACATGACGCCCTTGAGCTCCACCGCGATGGCGGGGATCTCCTTCTGGGTGCCCGTGGGCGCGGCGAGCGCGAAGATGACCGCCGTGTGCTGGTAATTCTCAACCGCGTATCCGACCAGGCTCTGCGTGGCCGCATCGGGTCCGACGGCGAGGCCGCACCCCTTCCCGGGATTGGTGAGCGACACCGCGGTGCCCACCTCCTTGTCCCAGTAGAGGTTGATTGCCCCCACAATCTCGCCCTCGCAGAGCGCCGCGGTGAACTGCTGGCTGGCGATGACCTCGCAGTTGCCGAGCGAGATGCACGTCCAAAGGCATCCGCCATCCACGATCCCGGCCTGCCCGACCGTGATCAGCGAGCCAGAGGTGAAGTCCGCCGCCGCGCCGGTGACACCCGTCTGGGTGCAGAGGAAAGAGCCATCGTTGCCGGCGCCTACTCCCTGCACGAGATAGGCGAGGACGGTGCGGTACTCGCCCGCATAGACCTGCGAGCTAGCCGTGCGCCGGAGCGGAGCGTTCGTTGTAGTGGGTGCCTGCTTCTCGACCAGCTGCGCGGCCACCTTACCTTGCCCATAGACGATCGGCAGCGCCTTGCCTTGCTCTGCCGTGGTCTGCGGCCTGGGTGAGTGGCCGCGCGCAGGGCGAGTTTCAGACAGCGGCGGATCCTCGGGATCCGTGATCGGCGGGTCGTTGACGTTCCCAAGGCTTCCGGGACGAGGCATTAGAGCGCCCCCCCTTCGGTGCTCGGGACGTGGGGGTAGCCGCGCCACTGGCTCAGGTTGCCAAAGGTGGTGTTGCACCATGCGCGAGAGTGGTCGCAGCCAGGGTAGATGGTGAAGGTGTCGCCGGGCGCGGTCGCAACCGGGAGCGGCTGCGCGAGCACGATCGAGCCGGTACCCGTGGTGGATGCGAGGACGCTGCGCTTGAGCCCGACGTTGGCCCCGCTCGTGAAGGTGAGCACGCCGAGGGCGTAGAAGCCGGTGGCCTTCCCCTGGATCGTCGCGTTGCTGGTGGTGAACGTCGTGGTGGTCGGCGAGCCGGTGACGATGGCGCCGGTGACCGAGAAGGTCGCGCGCATCGCCGCTGTTCCGCCGAGGCTCGCGGCGCAGTTCGCGTCGTAGACCCCGTTCATGCACTGCGACTGGATCAAGAAGCGCGGGAGCTTCACGGAGAGCGTGACCACCTCGCTCTTGAGGCGCATCCGGACGTCGGTGCCCTGCGGCTCCACGCCGGAGACGCGCCCCTCGAAGAAGCCGGTGATCGGGCCCAGCGAGACGTCGCCCGGCGAGGGCATGAGGATGTGGTCGACGCGGACGCGCGCGCCGTCGAAGTAGCCGGTCGCGGCCTGCAGCCCGATCGCCTTGCCGGCGACGAGAAAGCCCGCGCCGCCGATCACCATGTCGAGCGTGTCGATGGTTGGGAAGCGGTTCTGGGAGTAGCTCCCGCGGCGCACCAGCGGGCCGCCCGGGTAGGTGAGGTACTTCGTGCCGGCGACGGTGAGGTCCCGGTCCCACGTCGTCCACACGTAGTCCGGCGTGGCCGTAGCGTTGCCGCGGAGGAAGACCGAGACGAGGTCCGCGCGCCAGACCTCGCGGTTGTTGCCGCCGAGGGCCAACCACGCGGTGAGCGCACCGGGGGCGGTCTTCATGGCTTCACGCTCAAGAGCGACATCTCGCCCCGCCAGAAGTTGAGCCCGATGCGCTCGAGCGACATCGAGGGGCTCTCGAAGCGGACACGCTTGTAGAAGGAGCCCGACCAGGTGAGCGCGGCGCCGCTCGCGGGCGCAGCCACGAACTTCACCTGGCCGACGGAGAGCGATGCGTCGGCGCCGCCGTAGTTCGAGGTGGAGAGCGTGTAATCGGTGGTCTGCACCTTGGCGACGCCGGCCACGGAGATGACGGGGGCGGGCCCGAAGTCGAAGACGGGCTCGAACCCGTCGGCGTAGCTCGGCCAATACGAGGGCGTGCTGATGAGCGCGGCGCTGGTGGTGGCGATGTAGCTGGTCGCGGCCGTGCCCGCCTCGAACTGCACGCCCCAGACGATTGCCCCGCTGGAGCCGTCGCCCAGGTAGCTGACCGCGCCGCCGCTCGCGAGGTTCGCCTGGAACGTGGTGGCGCCGGTCGCCGTCGCGGTGAAGGTGAACGCGCAGCGGTAGTAGCCGGCGAGCGTCGGGTGCGCGACGGGTGCGGCCGGCGTCACCGCCCCCGCGAGCGCGGCGCCGGTGAGAGCGGTGAGGTCGAAGAGCGCGCCGAAGGTGGTCCCCTGCGCATAGAGCGCGACCTGGCTGCGACCCGCGGCCTTCACCCAGGCCGAGAGCGTGTAGGTCACCCCGGAAGTGAGCGTCACCGGCTGCGAGGCGAGGTGGGTGCTGGTCGCCGCCGTGTCCGTGAGCTTGCAGGCGGTCGCTGTGCCATCGGGCGCGAGGGTAGTGGTGAGCGCGGCGGAGCTCGCCGTCTTCGTCCAGGTCGCCTGCGTGAGGTCCTGCGACCAGAGCGCGAGGTTCGTGCGCGGCGTGGACAGCACGGGCCACGGGCCGCCGAGGACGTCTGTCTTGGAGCCGAGAAGCGAGCGCTGCAGCTGGAAGGTGGTGGTGCTCCCGTCGCCGACACCGAAGCCGTGGGCAGAGGCAGCGTTGTCCTCGGGATCGAGGAGCAGGAACGAGTCGAGCTGGCCGAAGTGGCGCGCGAAGTGGTTGACCAGCTGCTGCAGGTCCGCGCGCGCGTCGCGCCGGAGGACGTCAAACGCGATCTGGTAGCGCCATCGAGGCACGCTCCACCAACTCGACCGCGCTTCCTTGCCCGAGGCGCTCTCGTCGATGCGGACCGAGGAGATCATCTCGGACGACTTTACGTAGCCGCCGTAGGTGCTGAGGGGGAAGACGAGGTTGCTCACAAGGCCTTCCCGTTCCGGCGTGCCTCGCGCATCCCGCGCAGGAACTTCGGGTTGCTGGGCAGGGCCTCGACGCCGCCAGCGTCGTAGACGTCGCCGTGGATGTGCAGGTGGACTCCGCCGTCACGCCCACCGCCGCCGGACAGTTGCTGGCGCAGGGGCTCCGCGATGCGAGCCGGGAGCACCATCTCCTTTTCATGGAGTTGGACGATCGGGTTGACGCCGGCGCCGATGTCGAATCCGCCGCGGGCGGAGAGCAGCGGCAGCGCCATCCCTTCGAGCGCGCCGATCATCGCCGAGGCCGCGCCGAGCGCCAGCGCCGGGCCCACGATGGGGATCGCAGCCTGCGATGCCGCAGCGCCGGTCGCCGCTACAGCGATGTTGCCCTGGGCGTTGGACGCCGCGGCCGCCTTGCCGAGGATTACCTCGAGCGCCTTCTGGGTGACCCACTCGGCGGCGATCTGCTCGAGCGCGCCGAGCACTGCCTCCAGCATCCCGGTGGCGAGGTCGGCCATCGCTTGGCCGAGGGACTCGGTGCCGGTGATCATGCCCTGGATGCCAGCGCTGAACCCGTGCACCAGCGACCCGGCCGCGGCCGACACCACCGCGATGGAGTTCTTGTTGGAGACCTCCCACCGGCGCATCGCCTCTCCCTCCATCGCGATGGCCTTGTCGATGTTCTTGCGGACGTTGGCCTCGCGTTCCGCGGCGAGTTCGGCCTCCTTCTTCCGCTCGAGCGCGATGCGGCGGTCGAAGGCAGCGCCCTCCAGGTCCTCCTGCGCATCAATTTGCGTGCGCAGGTTGTCGATCTCCTTCTGGTCCTTCGTGCGCCGGATCGCCTCCTCGAGCGAGGCGATGCGCAGCTCGCTCTCGCGGATGGCTGCGCCGTACTCGGAAAGGAAGGGCTTCTGCAGCGAGAGGATCGTCTCGTTGGTCTTTTGCTCCTCATCGACGCGGACACGGCGGATCTGCTCGTCCGTCTCCCTCCGCGCGGCCACCTCGAGCTTGCCCCGGTTCGCCCCGGATCCGTCCGGGTCGAGCTTGTCCTTCTGCTCCTCGAGCTGGTGCAGGCGCGTCTGCAGCGCCGCGCGGATCTCGGCGATCTTGCCCGCGCTTTTCGCCTCGATGCTTTCGACCTCGAGCGCGGTGGAACGGGCCAGCTTCTTCTGTTCCTCGCCGGCGAGCTTCTTGGCCTCGACCTTCCGGTCCTCCAGCGCCTTTACCTCGGCGAGCTGCTTCTTCTGCATCTGCGCGATCTCTTCGTCCTCGCCTGTATTAACGCCCTTGCCGGAACCGCCGCCGATCTCCACGATCTGCTGCAGCCCGCCCTTGATCTGCGCCCAGACGCTCGACCCGGCCTTGGCGGTCTTCTCGGCGATCTCGTTCTGGAGTTCCTTGAGCGTGTCCTTCGTCTTGTTGACGTCGCCCTGCCAAGCCGCGCCCGCCGCCGAGAGCTCTCCCTGGAGGCTCTGCCGCACGGCGCGGAAGGACTTGTCGATCTCGTCGGTGGCCTTCACGTAGACGGCGCGCAGCTCGGCCGCTCGCGCCTGGCTCTCCTCGGTCTTCTCGTTGAAGGCCTCGATGCCGACCTTCGCGAGCTCAAATCCGACGGCAAGTACTCCGCCGCCGGCCGCGAGCTCGACGCCGGCGCCGAGCACCCCGCGCAGCGCGTTCGACGCGCCCGCGCTCGCCGGGATGATGCCGGTGAGCTCGGACGCGTAGAACTTCGCTACCCTGCCCTGCTGGACCTGCTCGGCCTTGAACGCGCGCAGCGTGCCGAGCAGCCCCTCGTGCGACTTGCCCGCCGCGGTGGCCGCGTCGCCGGTGGCCTTGAGGCCCGTGCGCATCGCCGTGGCGGCGGCGTCGACGCCGGTCGTGGCCACCTTCAGACCCGAGACGAGGCCCGAGGCGTCGACCTCAACCTGGATCTTCATCGGTTGACCCACCGGCTACCTCCCGTGCTGCGCCTGCGCGAGCCTCTGTGCACCGACCTTCGCCCCGACCTGCGCGGCACCGACCATCCGGTCCCACTCCTCTTGCGTGACCACCTTCGGCGTCGCCGGGTCGTTCTCCGGCGTCTGCGGCTCCCATCCGGCGAGCGCGCGCACCACCACCGAGAGCGGCGGCTCCTCGGCCCAGTGGTCGAAGAGGTCGTGCATCTCGTCGAGGCGAAGGGCGTCGACCGTCGGGAACGACCACCCCGTCCGGTCGATGATGCGCCCGTAGATCCGTCGCAGCAGGACGGCCTCGTCCTCTACGGGCGCGGAGCTTCCCCCGGCGTGGCCTTGGGTGCCGGCTCCTGGCCCGCGGCCGCGATGACCTTCGTCACCGCGGCCTCGACGTCGACCACGTGGTCCTCGATCCAGGTGGCGTCCACGCCGGTGTTGTGGCCGAGGTAGAGGAGCAGGCCGCGGACCCTCCAGTTGATGATCTCCTCCTCGAGGTCCGCGATGCCGCCGATGTCGAGCTCGGTGCCCGGAACGCGCTTCGGCGTGTCGCGCTTCCAGGGCAAGATCTCGCGCTTCAGGAACCCGAGCGTCGCGGGCTTCACGTCCAGCTCGCGGCCTCCCAGCGTGATAGTGGCCATCGTTACTCGCCCGTGTAGTGCTTGAGGCCGAGCAGCGAGGCCGTGTCCTGAGCGATCATGCCGCTCAGGCTCTGCTCCGCCCAGTCGTCCACCTTGAAGACGTGCTCGAGGTCGCTGAAGTGGACGTTGGGGAACTCGTACCCGAGCGGCCGGATGACCCCGTTCACGCTGAAGTTCGAGTAGACGCGCACCAGGTAGCCCGTCGACGCGCCCACCACCTGGTTGTTGTAGGTGAGCGTCTGCGACCCGGAGAGCGTGCTCGAGTAGCGGTAGACCACGCTCATGTTGTGGAGCGTGTCAGCGGCCGCGAACGTGTAGGCCGCCGTCGCCGACGTGAACGTCGCCGACTGCGAGACGCTGATGGTGTAGGTGCCCACGCCGCCGGTGCCGGTGAGGAACGCGGTGATCGTGGTGCCGGCCGTGCCGCCGACGAGCACCGAGCCGAGGCTCAGCGTGCCCGAGGCCACCGCGGTGACGGTGAGAGTGGTCAGCGTCGACGTGCCCGAAAAGGTGCACGGAGCCGAGACGCAGTACTGGCCCGTGGGCGGCGGGTAGGCCGTCGCGCGGGCCAGCCACTTGCCAGCGGTCAGGTCGAGCACCCCGCCATCCTCGACGAAGGTGGCCGAGTTGGCGACGGCGACCTGGTACGGGGAGCCGGGCACCGCCACGGCCTCGCCCGTGGCCGCGAGCTGCGTCGCGTTTGCGGTGAGCGTGCTGCCGGCGAGCACCATCTGCAGCGTGCTTGCCTTGAAGTCGCAGTTCTGGAACTTCAGCGACCCGTCGATGGCTCCGGCGAAGACGTCGATCGGCAGCGTCCACTGCCCGCGCAGCGCCTTCTTCTCCTGCTTGAAGCCGATCGTCGCGCCCTTGGCGATGGCGATGGGGATGGGCGTGGGGTTCGCCCCCGACGGCGCAGCGTAGATGGCTCCGAGTCCTCCGAGACGCATGATGGTGCTCCTTGTGGCAAAGCGCCGCCCACCACGGCGCCGAGGCGGCGCGCGGAAGAGACGGTGCGGGTTGGGTGGTGGCGCTTACGGCGTGAAGTGGGTCAGGGCAGCTTCAACATCTGGAGCGGGATGAGGACGGCGGCTTGGTCGCCGCGCACGCCCGGGTGGCGCTCGATCTTGCCGCTGATCCGGCACCACTCGACGAGGCCGCCGAGCGTGGTGGCGTACTCGAGCGGCACGCCTTCGCCGGGCACGGCGAGGAGCGCGGTCTCGATCGCCTTGATGAACCCGTTGAGCTTCGTCTCGGGCCCGGCCGCCTCGTCGGGCTGGGCCCGCAGGTAGATGACGACCAGCGCGCCAAGGTACCAGCGCGGCGGCAGGCCGTCGGGCTGGCCGTAGTCGGGGTCGTCGTCGGTGGCGAGGCTGAGCAGCGCGGGCTGCTGGGTGGCGGGCATCTCGTCCAGGTCGAGGACCTGGCGCGAGTAAGTCGTGATGGTCGCGCCCAAGCTGGACTGGAGGCGGGCGTAGAGGGCGGCGTAGATCGCCTCGCGGTCGAAGGCAGCCATCAGCTCGCCTCCTGCGCGGCTGCGTCGAGCGCGGCGCCCAACGCGGCGTCGAGCTTGGAGCGGACGACCGCCTCGGCCGCCGCCATGAACGGGCGGGGCTCGATGCGGTAGAGACCGGCGGCGCGGCGCTGGCGGACGATGGCGGCCATCGACCGCTTGTTCCCGCGGAGCGCCTTGTTGTTGGCCCAGCCGTGCGCCACCACGCCGAACTCCATGAGGCGGGCGACGAAGTTCCTCTTGCCGGTGGGCGAGACGGTCATCGTCAGCGACTTGCCGTCGCCGTTGCTGAGGCGGACTTTGATGGAGTCGATCAGCGCGCCGGTCTTCCACGGGGCGCGGCTCTGCGCCACCGCCTGCGCCTCGCGCCCGAGGCCTCGGAGCGCGGCGCGGACCCGCTGGCGCACCGCGGAGCCGAGCTCGACGAACTGCGCCTTCACCGCGTCGTCGCCGACGACGCTGCTCTGGACGGTGAGCATCTAGACCCTCACCGTCTGGTACAGGTCGATGATCTGCTGCGTGTACGGGTCGATCGCCTCGCGGCTGAAGGAGACCGTCTCGCCGCCGATGGTCTTCGAGAGCTGGCCGATACGGTCCTTGCCCTTGTAGCGCCAGGCCACCAGGTTGATGACCGCCTCGCCCACCACCGCCAGATCCTCGTCCGGCCAGCCGGTGGAGTAGTCGACCTGGATGTTGCTGATCCCGGGCGTGAACTGGTAGCTGCCCTGCAGCTCGAGCCGGTTCTTGTCCACCAGCACGTAGCCGTCGGTGGAGAGCGCGTTGTTGGTGTCCCCCGCGACGAGCGCCGGGCGCGCCGGCACCACCACGCCGTCGATCATCACCTGGGTGATGGCGGTGATCGGCCAGTTCCGCAGGTTGACCGCGTACCCGCGCTGCCCGAGCAGCTGCACCGTCGGGCTCCACAGGTTGATGGCCGCGCGCTGCCGGATGCGGTCGTCGGAGCCGCCAAAGACCTCGGTGTAGCTGGTCGTCGAGAAGACGCGGCCGGTCTGCTTCTCGAAGTACTTCGACGCGGACGTGATCATGCGCGCGAGGAGAGCGTCGTCCGTGGCGGCCGTGAGGTTGAGGAGCGCCTTCACGTCGGGGAGCGAGCAGAGGTCGCCGGTCGCCATCGTTCACCTCGTGGTGCAGCGACTGCGGACCGGCAAGACGAAGGAGCGAGGCGGGCCCGTGCTGGCGCCCGCCCCGCGGAGCTGCTGCTGCAGGGGGCCTTAGTTCGCGTACGGCGACGGGCCCGTCGAGACCTCGGCGGCCACGATGAGGGTGCCGGTGACGGTGAGCACGAGCTGGACGAAGTTGAAGCCGCCGTTCACGTCCATCCCGGTGTCCAGGTTGAACTCGAAGTCGGTGACGGGCTGGGCGGTGAGGATGCCGGTGGTGGCCTTCGCCGAGGCGTCGGTCAGCGTGAGCGCCTTGGTCGAGCCGCCGCCGATGGTGAGCGCCTGGTTGACGGTGACCGCCACCGAGCCCGCGCCCGCGCCGACCAGCAGCCGGACGATGAGCCACTTCGAGCCGGGGGGGATCTGGAGGTAGGTGCCGCCGGTGTTGGCTGCAGCGCTCGTGAGCGACTGCGGCGTGACGGAGCCGAGGAAGGGGTAGACCTTGCTGGGGAGGATGTTCGGGATCATGGTCTGGTTCTCCTGAAGGGATGTGAGGGGAGGGCAGGGGCGCCCTGGGGTGAGCGGCGCCCCCGCGGCGGGCTTAGCGAGCCGCCAGCGCGATGAACGAGCCGTAGACCTGCTTGGCGCCCGGCCGGGTGATGGTGGTCTTCCAGAGGCCCTGGCCGCCGATGCGGAGGATCCAGCGGAAGGCGGTCACGTCCTGGTCGAACCAGAGGTGGATCGACATGTCGGAGCGGACGCCGCCGCCCTTCACCACCGTGAGGTAGGTGTCCATGTCGCAGAGGATCAGGTCGCCCACGGTGCCGATGGCCTTGGTGGCCTCCGTGTAGACGATCGGCCGGCCCATCAGCATCGCGTACTTCTGCGTGCTGAGGCCGCCGGCGGGGAGGTACGCCGGGATCGAGGGGCTCGAGCCCGGGACCACCATCGCCTGCAGCTGCGGCTCGATGTCCTGGTTCGCGAGCCAGATGGCGTTGCGGCGCTGGACGTCGCGCATGCGGCCGAACATCTTGGTCACGTTGTTGAAGACCACCGTGCCCGCCGTCTGCCCGCCTTCCGCCGGTTGGGTGACCAGGCCGCCGGCCTGGAGGATACCCGAGGGCATGCCGACGCCGGTGCCGTTCACGATGGCGTCGTTGACCTTGTAGTTCAGCTTGTCGAGGGCCTTCCCCATGAGCCACGAGGTGAGCGCCGGGGCGTCGCTGAGCAGCTCGTCACCGACCGGCACCAGCGCCGTGAGCTTCTCGGCGCGGATGGTGGTGTTCTGCAGCGCGGGCTTGGACTGCGTGATCGCCGCCGCCTCGCCCGCCCAGTAGGTCAGGACGCCAGAGCCGGTGTCCCAGGGCGTGACCTCGTCGATCGGCAGCGTCACCGAGTTGGACCCGGTGTTGATCTGCTGGGTGTAGCCGAGCAGCGCGTCCTCGCCCTGCAGCTTCTTGAGGATGTCCGCCCGGAAGTCCGGCGGCACCGCGTAGCCGCCGTCCGAGCCGATGCCCTCCGAGCCCCAGCTCGTCAGCGAGGCGTTGTAGAGCTTGTCGAGGCGCGGGTCGATGTCGATCAGCGCGGCGCGCGGGTTCTTGCCGGCCTTGATGATCGACTGGGAGTACTCGCCGAGGTGGCGGTAGCCGAACGCCCCGGGCCGCGCGCCGTTGGTGTCGCCGCCGGCGACGCGGGCGCCGCCGCGCACCTCGAGGGCGCCGTCCTCCTGCACCTTGCGGGTGGCCTTCGGGATCTTGGCCTCCAGCTCGTCGGCCATCGCGAGCATCTTGGTGCGCTTCTCGATGTCGGCGTCGGCCTTCTCGAACTGCGCCTTGATGCCGGCGACCTTGGCCTCGTCGACCTCGTCGGCGGCGAGCAGCGCCTGCAGGTCGGAGTGCAGCTTCTCCTTCAGTGCCTCGAGCTCCTGGATCTTCTTGTCCATTGCGGGTGCCCTCCTCAGGGCGAAGCGCGGCCAGCGAGCGCGCCCGAGGGCGGCCCGTCCGTGTGCGCGGTGGGGTGGTGGTGCGGTTGCGCTGCGTGGACCCGGCTGGCCGGGGTTGCTACTGCGGGCTGGCCCGCGAACTCTTCAACCGCGCGCCGAGCTCGGCGAGCAGCTTAGTGGCGCGAGCCTTGGCCCCGTCACCGTCGTTGTCGTCGTCCTGGCCCGGCTCGACCGCGTCGCAGAAGCCGCGCGCGAGAGCCACGTCGGAGGTCATCCAGGTTTCGGCCGCCATCCACGCGGCGACGTCCTTCGGGTCTTGCTTGGTGCGCGCCGCGTAGGCGTCGCAGAGCGTCTTGCTCGTCTGGTCGAGCAGGTCCGCCGTCGCGCGCAGCTCCGCCGCGTTCCCAGAGGAGTAGGCCCAGGCGTCGTGGATCATGATCTGGGCCGCGGGCGCCATCACGATCGTGTCGCCAGCCATCAGCAGGAAGCTTGCCGCGCTCGCGGCGAGGCCATCGACGTGCATCGTCTTCGTGTTGCCGTACCGCTTGAGCAGCGAGTGGATCGCCACCCCGTCGAAGACATCGCCGCCGGGCGAGTTGATGAAGATGTCGAGCGGCTTCCCCCCCGCGGCATCGAGCGCCTTCACCACGTCCTGCGGGCCAACGCCGCCGAACCAGTCCTGGCCGATGATGTCGTAGAGGTACAGCTTCGCCGAGTCGCCCGAGACGTCGGCGCGGAAGGAGCGCGTCTTCCCCGCGCCCGCCTTGAACGACTCGAGCAGCGCCTGCATCCGCGTCTTCATCGGGTGTTCCTTTCGAGCAGCGCCTGCGCGGCCGCGCGCGGGTCGGTCCCTGCGTTCACCGCCTCCACCGCATCCATCACGAACTGCGGGTGCAACCCGAGCTGGTCGGTGACCTCGCGGTTCTCCTGCACGAGCTGCAGCCCGGCGCGCTCGCGCTCCGCCTTGAGGTTCTCGGCGACCTCCGCCGGCGCGCAGCCCGCCCGCTCCATGTCGGCGCGACGGTTGTCCAGGCGGCGGACGTACCGCGCGAAGACCAGCGCGTAGTGCTCCACCGCGATGCTGCGGAGCCGGGCCTGCGCGCCCGATTCCTCGGCGTCCACAACAGGAGGCTCGCCGCCGCCGCTCCCGGGCGCGGGCAGCTGGGGCGGCCCGAGGAGCCGCTCGAGCGGCTGCATGTTCACCCCGACGATCCGCACGTCGCCGGCGGGCCCGATGCCGTTCTTGCCCTCGAGGTGGAGGATGTCGTTCGCCGAGTAGGCGCCGATGTTCCTCATGATGCTGTAGCCGGTCGCGCGGCTCTGGAAGTCGCCCTGGGTCAGCGGCGCCAGGTCGAGCAGCGTGCGGCGCGTCGGCCCCCGCGCGGACAGCAGCTTGTAGTCGGCCTCCTGCTCCATCCGGCGCGCCCACGGGGTCACGCCGTCGCGGACGAACTCGATCGCGAGGTGCTCGATGTTGCTGAACGTGGCGCGCGCGAGGTGCTGGATCTTGTGAGGCGGCACGCCGTACCAGCGGCACACCTCCTCGATCTGCAGCGTGCGCGACTCGACGGCCTGGGACTCGACGGGGTTGTTCGCCGTCGCGGTGAACTTCACCCCGCTCTCGAGGATGGCGATCTTGTGCGCCTTGCTCGGACCCTTGTGCACGTCCTCCCAGCTCTTCTTGAGCCGCTCGTACGCTTCGTCGCTGAGGACGCGCGGCACCTCGAGCACGCCGCCGATCGCGGTGTTGTTCCCGTAGTACGTCGAGGCGAATCGCTCCTGCGCGGCCGCGAGGGCCATCGTCTTCGCCGCGCGCGCGACCAGGTTGTCGCCGAGCAGCCCGGAGATGCCGGGCCCGCGCAGGTGGTAGACGTCCTCGGCTTCGAGCCGCGTCACACCACCGTTCTGCTGCGAGTACTCGTAGAAGAGCGCGCCGCCGAGCTCGGGCGGGTCCCTCCGCACGAACATCTTGTGGGGCAGCAGCGGCCAGAGCTCCACGACGCGACCGCTCGCCGAGCGCACGATCTCCGCGTACCCGTTGCCCCAGGTGAGCACCGCGAAGATCAACGTTTCCTTGAGGCTGATCGGCGTCATGTCCGGGTTCGGCCGGACGTTGAGCACGTAGTTCAGCGGGTCCTTCGGCAAGGCGATGCGGTGGCCGTTGTCGTCGATCTGCCAGACGTTCCATTGCGCCGTGGAGAGCGCGTTGGAGAGCGCCACCACGCAGCCCCAGACCACGGAGAGATGCAGCGCGCTGTCCATCGTGACGGTGACACCCGCAGCCTGCTCGTGCGCGAGGTACTGGTAGTAGAGCCACGGCTGGTCGCGGGACGTCACCGCGGCCTGCGGAGCACGCCGGCGGAACGGCGCGGTGAGGCGCGCCCAGAGGCTGGTCGAGGTCTCAGCCAAGGGTCCGCACTCCTCTCGTTTCGTATGGCGAGCCGGTCTCGGCGAGCATCGCGCGACCGAGCGCCATCAAAGCCGCCACCACGCCGTCGATCTTGTTCTCGGGCTTCAGCTTGCGCGGGTAGACGTTGTCCTTCGCATCGCGGTGGCAGACGGTGTTCGCGACCATCCACCGCAGCACCGGGTTCCCGTCGTGGTGCAGCCGACCCGAGCGCATCGCCGCGTCCAGCTCCTGCATCGCAGGCGAGAAGTTCTGGACGTTGGGGCGGACCTCCACGGTGAGGATGCCCTGCGCCTCGAGCTCCTGCGCGAGCTGCGTCGCCTGCCAAGGGTCGTACGCAACCTCGAGCACGCGGTAGGCAGCGACGTCCTCGAGGATGTCGGAGCGTACGGCCGCGAAGTCGAGGACGTCGCCGGCCGTCGTGGTGAGGTGCCCGTCCAGTTCCCATCCGTGGTAGCTCGCATTTCGCCCGTCGGTTACTGCGTCCTCGGGGAGATATGCCGACAGGAAGAGGTAGTAGTGCGGCTCCGTGGCGTGCTTCTGCTGCTCCGCCGCTGCGGGCGGCTGCTCCGCGAACTCATCGAGGGGCTCGGGCGGTGCGCCGAGAACCCGCCCCACTTCGGCGACTGTCGAGTGAGACGGCGGCTGAGGAGCCTTCTCCTCGTCCCGTCGAAAGAGTAACACCTTGGCGGCGATGTCGATCTTGCTGGCCAGGTCGACCCCCACAAACGCATCGGCCGCGGTCAGCTCGCTGGGCGTGAGGTGCTCGTCCGCGCACTTGTCCCATGCGCGGATGTCGAAGGCGCTCTGGTCGGCGGTCGTCCACCGATTGAGGTGCTTGGTGACGAACCCGCTCACCGCGGACGCGGTGCGCATCGCCTTGGCGGCGAGCTGGGCGATGACGTCGGGCATCACCGAGATGCCCCAGTTCGGGTTCGCCTTCCGCCAGGTGGACTCGAGCGTCCAGTCGTCCTCCGGGTCCGCCTCCCAGATGGCCGCGAAGAGCGCTTCGTCGGTGGCCTCGCCGAGCAGCACCTTCTTCGCGTCCGTGTAGACCTCGAAGCCGATCCCCGAGGAGTCGAACCCAGCGGTGGAGATCACCCAGAGCAGCGAGCGCTGGCGCTTGCCGGTGGACGTCTCGATGACGTCGTAGATCTCCCTCGTCTTGTGCGCGTGAATCTCGTCGACGAGCGCGAGGTGCGTGTTGAGCCCGTCGAGGTTGTCCGCCTCGCGGGAGAGCGCACCGAAGCTGCTGGCCGAGCTCGCCTGGACGATGGCGTTCTTCGGCACCTCGAAGCCGAGGCGCTCGCGGAGCTCGGGAGCCTTGCGCAGCATCTTCTGCGCGATGCCGAAGACGATCTGTGCCTGCGCGCGGGTGGTGGCCGCGCTGTGGACCTGGGCACCGCCCTCCCCATCTGCACCCGTGCCGTAGATGCCGACGCCCGAGGTGAGCGCGCTCTTGCCGTTCCCTCGAGGCACGAAGACGGTGCTGCGGCGGAAGCGCCGCTTGTTGGTGCCCTTCTCCACCCACCCGAACACCGTGGTGAGGATGAAGCACTGCCACGGCTCAAGCTTGATCAGCTGGCCCGCCAACGGGCCCTCGATGTGGGGCAGCAGCTCGATCAGGCGGCAGATGCGGCCGCCGAGGTCCGCGCGGAACTCGAACTCCCAGCCGGCGCGGCCGCGCTCGAGGTCGGCGAGCTGGCGCTTGCAGGCTGCGATAGCCAGGCGCCCGGCGGGGATCCGCCCGGCGACGACGTCTTCGCAGTACTTGAGCGCCTTCGCGAAGTGCGGGTCGAGCGGCGCCGGCGGCGGCTTGCGGGCAGCGCGGGCCTTCTTCTTGGGCACCGGCTTGCGGGCGCGAGTCTTCCTTGGCGTCGGCTTCTTGGCCGGCGCCCGCGTCGTCTTCTTCTTGGTCGCCATCAGCCCTGCCCCGGTCCGAACTCGTCCAGCGGGCTCTTCGGCTTCACGTCGCCGCCGAGCTTGTTGACCTTCGCGCGCGTCGCCGGCGTGAGGCCGAAGTGGGAGAGCCACTTCTCGGCCCGGGCGTCGAGCTTGGCCATGAGAGAGAGCTCCTCGTCGTCGTAGGCGGCGCGCGCACCAGCAACCGCCAGCACCAGCGCGCGGAACGCGGGCCGGTCCGCCTTCGTTGCGACCTTCAGCGAGTCGACCAGGGGGGCCAGCTCGGTCCACACCGCGGCCGCCGCGCGGTCCAGGGCGTCGGGAGGCTTGCCCAGCTTGCACGGCTCCAGGCGGGGCTCGGCGGGGTTCTCGCGGCTCTTCTCGATCGTGCCGCGCAACTCCTTGGTGGACGTCGGGAGACGGGGCCGACCGGCCCTCGTGATGCCCACGACGTTGCCCAAGGCCGAACCTCCCAATTATGCGCCTGAGAATTTTTGACGATTGGGCGGTCGCGCGGACCTACCCCTAGAAAATCGATCCCCCTACCCCTCGGCCCGTCCCTTGCCCCACCCACTCTGATCGAGTGCGGTGCGGCGCGAGTGGCACGAGTGGCAGAGGCTGCGGAGGTTCGTGGGGTCGAGCCTGCGCTCGGGCGCGTCCCTCACCGACACGATGTGGTCGACGTCCGTCGCCCACTCACCGCAGGGCCTGCGCTGGCCTTCGATGACCCCGACGCACGCGCGGTTGCGGCGCAGGTGCTGCTCGCGGAGGCGGCGCCAGGTGGCGTCGTACCCGCGCTCATTGCTGGTGCCGCGCTGCTCGTCCTTCAGCGTCGTGTGGTCGGGGCAGCGCGGCTTGCCGCGGACCAGCGCACGGCAGCCAGGGTGGCCGCACGGATGCGCTGACCGCAGCGGCATCAGCGATGCCTGGGCTGGTAGGGCGGGGTCGTCCTGAGCAGGGGCGCCGTGAAGTACTTCCGCGTGGCGATCGGCAGGTAGGTGTCCAGGTGGGCAGCGACGTGTCCACGCTCGAGCTGGTCGGGACGCCGATAGGTCGGCTCGCTCTCGTCGAGGATGGGAACGTGCACGCGGGCGTTGGCACGCTCGATGGCGGCGGCGCTCTCGGTGCTCTCGGTGGGGTTGGTGTCCAGCGCGAGGAGGTCGACGTGCTCCACGCTCTCGAGCGCGAGCACGACGGCCACCGCCGGCGCGGCGGTCACCAGATGATCGCTGGTGGCGACGGGGGCGAGGGGCTGGACGGCGAACGAGGGGGCGGCGGACAGCAGCAGCAGGGCGGCGATGACCGCCCCGAGGAAGCTCTTCATGGCGTTGCTCCGAGGGTTGGAGGTGCTGCAGGGGAAGTGGTTGGACCTAGCTGTCGCCTGCGACGACCGTCGCCGGGGCCGCGGGTGCGGGAACGGGTGCGCTCTCGAGCGTGACGGAGACCGGCATCCATGGTGGTGTGCTCCTTAGCCGTCGCTGGCGAGGGCGTAGACGGACTGCACCGCGCCCGCGCTCGTGCTCGCGCCGGCCACCGCAACGAGGCGCAGGGCGCCGCCCCACATGCCCACCAGCACGGTGTTGAGGGCGAGGGCGGGCGTCCCGTCTGCGGTGTTGGCCACCAGAATTGCGGCCGCGTTGGAATAGCCGCGGCTGAGAGTCAGGAGGTAGCGGATCGCGACAGCGCCCGCGGCGAGCTGCGGGAAGTGGGCGACGTCGTACCAGTTCCCGCCGGCGGGGCTCCAGGCGGTGTAGTCGCCGGTCTCGTCCTTGGACCCCGCGCGCCAGTTGTTGCTGGCCTGCAAGTAGATGTCGAGCGTGCCGCCCGTCGCTCCCACGAGGAGCGCGTGGACCTCGCACTCGGTGTACTGGTCGAGGTTGGTGATGGTGGCGAGGACGCTGGTACCGGGCGCAGCGGGCGAGGTGCCCGAAAGCAGGAACTGCTTGGAGACGGCCATCGGGGCTACCTCGCGAGCCGGCGCGCAGCCGGCGGGAACTGGAGCAGCACGAACTCCCGCAGCTCGAGCGGGTCCTCGGGCACGGGCCGGAGGATGGAGATCGGTTGCAGCGTGACGGGCACCTGCTCAGCAGGACGACGCGCCAGCCCCGCACGCAGCTGCTCCGGCGCGGGGAGGACGACACGGCGAGGACGAGACGCGACCTGCTGGGCGAGCCGAAAGGCACTCGCGAGCGCGGGGCTCATCTCGACCTCGGTTGTGGTGGGAGACGCGGAAACAACCAGCGTGCCTGAAAACTACCGAAACGGGATCGAGGTGGCGAATGTGATCCAGGTGATCCAGGTGATCCACTACGCGCGCAGGTCCTGCTGGAGGGCGCGCCACCGCTCGTAGATCGCCCTGTCGACCACCCAGCGCTCCCGGCCTTTGTCGGTCGTGTAGAGCCGCTCGCCGCCTGGCACACGGCCCGTCTTCAGAAGGCGAACGATGGTCTGGCGGGAGAGGCCAAGGTCGTGCACGAGCTCCTGCACCTTCATCCGCCGGCTGGGCCGCTTCTCCTTCACTCGAGCACGCCCCTCTCGCGCAGGCGGGGCTCGAGCAAGTCCTCCGTCCGGCGCATGGCCTGCTTGAACGAGTAGAGCGATGGGAAGCCATTGTCCTGCGCGAGGTCCGCCCCGGTGAGGTCGGTGGAGCACCACTCCACCAGGAGCGCCCCATGATGGAGCCCCTTCAGGGAGCTGGCGATGGCCGCGCACGTGAGGTCGCGGGCAGCGAGGTACTCCGGCGAGCTGGTGCCGCGGGAGTCGGGGATCATCGAGAGCGCCAGCCGCTTGTCGGGGTCCATCGTCGCCCGCGCGTACCAGGTGAGCGCCCGATGCACGCTCGAGAAGGTCATCCGCTCGGCGCCGAGCAGCTCGCGCTCGAGCTGGCGCTGGTGGGCCGTCTGGCTCAAAGCGTCTTCTCCTGGTCGCGGATGCGGCGCACGGTGGACGGATACACCCCGAACTGGCGGGCGATCTCCTTGATGACCGGCACCTCGCCGCACTCGCGGGCGTAGACCAGCGCCCGGGCAATGCGGCGCCTGGTCTCGGGCTGCAGGCTGTCCCGCCGGACGACAGCGCGCCGCGCCTCCTCGGTCGGCAGGTGGCGCCCGCTCATCTCTCGCCTCGCTCGTTGAAGGGCTGGGGGTTGGTGGGCGTGCCCAGCGTGGTGACCGCCTCCATCGCGCCGGGTTCGCAGACGACGTAGGCGCCGATCTTGTTCCGGGCCTCGAGCCGGCTGGCGAAGAGGTCGCCGTAGCGGTCCGCCAGCGCCGGCAGGTCGTTCGGGTTCTTCTTCCTGAGCGGCAGGTTGGTGGCGAAGATCGTCAGCTTCCCGCCGTACTCCCGCTCCGCCATCAGCTCGTCCAGGTTGCTCGCGGTGTAGCCCTTGCCGAGGTGCTCACGGCCGAGCTCGTTCACGCAGAGCAGCTTGCAGGACACCCAGCGCTCGTTGTCCTGGTCAATCTTCGCCAGCCGCTGGGCCGGGATGTAGACCGCGTCCGAGCGCAGCGCGCAGGCGTAGATCAGGGCGAGGGTCTTGCCGCTGCGGTGGTCGCCGCCGAGAACCAGGAAGCGCAGGGCCTTGCTTGCGAGCGCCCGGCGCACGGCGTGGACAGCCTTCCACGGCTCGATGGTCTCGCGCAGGACCATCTGCAGGCGCTCGTCCTCCTCGATGACCGAGGCGTCCAGCCCCGCGCGCAGCAGGTTGTCCCGGCGGTTGCGGGCCCGCTCCTCCTGCGCCCGGCGGGCCTCCAGGGTCGGGATGTGCTTGCAGCCTCCCTGGTCGAAGACCCGGCAAGCTTGCGCTGCCTCCGAGTCCACCTCGCAGCTCGCGCAGGGCAGCGTGGCGATCAGCTCCCGCCGCGCCTGGATGGCCCGCTCCATCGTCTCGGTGATGCCGGCGATCGTCACGGTCGTTGCTCCTTCGGCTTGAGGTGCATGCCCAGCGGGTCGCCGTCGTCGAGGTCTTTGAACCGGGCGGCGGTGCCGGTCAACGGGACGTAGACGCCCCCGCGGCCGGGCAGCTGCGGCTGCGCTGGCCCCGCGCCGTTGCGGATCATCCCGAGCAGGTAGCGCTCGTCCTTGCCGGTCGGGGCGAGGGCGCGGTCGAGGTACTCGTTCGCGGCGGCCTCGCGCTGCGCCTTGCCGAACTGCCGAGCCGAGAGCAGGAAGGCGCGCCAGGGCCCCTCGGCCATCGTGCCGCCCCGTCGCGTCGAGGTCACCGCCTCGCGGACGCGCTTGATCAGGTCGGGAGGCCAGTCGGCTTCCAGGTCCGCCAGCGGGACGACGGGCACCACCGGGACCGGCGGGGCGGCCGGCTGTTCGGCCGCGCCCGGCGCATTCTTCTCCGGGCTGGGCTGGGCTGGGTGCGGGCTGGGTGCGGGAGCGGGAGTAGTGCCGCTTGCTTCCGTTTGTATTGCAAGCGGCTGCAAGTGGCTGCCGTTTGCATCTGAGTTTTGCCGCTTCCATCGCTTGCCGGCGGCGTCGGCACGCAGTTGCTTGAGCGTGATTCCCGCGTCCTTGCGGGCGGCTTCCCGGTCCATCCGCTTGCGGACGTACTCGGGCGCGTGGTCGTAGAGGTCGTGGACGCGGTAGCAGCCCGCCTTGTCGGCGTCGGGCTCAAGAAACCCCGCGCCGCTGCCGCCGCCAGCCGTGACGAGGGCCTCCACCAGCGCGCCGGGAGCGCCGGCCCACTGCGCCACGGTCTCGACGTCGGTCGCGTCGCCAAGGAAGTCGTCGCCGGACTCGTAGCAATGCTCCCACAGCATCTCGAGGGAGCCGAGCGCGAGCGGAGCGGATCCCATCGCGCGCGCGAGCCGGAGGAACTTGCGGTGCTTCGTGAGGCCAGGTCGAGCCACGTTCAGGCCTCCTTGGTGGGGAGCTGGTGCGTCTTCAGCCCCGCGGTGATGAGCAGCTCGGCGACCGGGTCGCGCTCGGACGCCTTGCTGGAGACGTTGCCGGCGCGGTGCAGCTCCTCCACCTCGGCCCAGTGCAGGTAGAGCGACTCCGCGCCAGGGGCGTTGAAGGCGATCACCGCGCAGCCGTAGGTGCAGGCGTTGTGGAGCTCGCCGGCCAGGAGGCGCTGGTCCTTCGTGGTGAAGCCGTGCCGGGTGTAGCCGACGAAGTCGCCGTAGGGCGGGTCCA